ACCTTTTCGGTTTTCAACTCATCACGTTTCAATAACGTTTCCCGATTCAATAAATTTCCCATTTTGATTAAAATTTAAAATTGTTAAAAAATTTGCTTGATTAGCAAAGAAGTGTTTATGCTCCTGAACCACTTCCAGAATTCACTTCAACTTTTCCTCTGACTTTAATAGTCACATTTGCTGTAACTTTATCATCAGTGGTAATTTCCAATGGTAACTCTATGACAAGCCCAGCAAACTCAAAACTGGTTGCGTCATCATCCGGCAACACAATTTCATAATTCTTGGACAGTGGATCTTCAAAATCCTCTTTCATCATGTCATAAGTATCACGTGTAAAATTCATGTTCAACGTAACATTACCACCATCACGGAAACCGCCAATAAAATCACGATAACCATCTGTGCTATCCAACGATGTAACATCGATGAAATCACGGGTCATCCCTGGGCCACTGATGGAATTTATTTCCGCCAAATTGTCCCAATCACCTGCTGAAGCATCCCAACGCCGAAACACTGTTCCAACTCCAGCAATCGCATTACTTAATCCTGGCATAATTTACCTCCTTTGCACGTTAAAATTAATAATTAAACGAATCCGATCATTGTCATCCCAGTCCAGCAGGGCTGGGCCAGATATACAATGAATCACACTATAATAGGTATCATTCCATGTCTCATGTGCCCGGCCATGTAATGCTACCTTTATTTTCTCAATAATATCCCAAGCATCCCCTGATCGAGTATTTCTCACCCGTATCTGGACTGATGGATATTCATACCGTTCCGAACGGTTGAACGTTAATTGGTCTGGACGACCAATGGTGTCAAATATGGTTACTGTATTATTGGGATTGGATGGTTCACGGGAAATGAATAAATTTTCCCCAAACACCAAATCCAACCCGGTTTCAGCTTCCAACATGTCTTTAATATCTTCACTTGTTGCGTTCATATTATTCTTGCGTTTTCACCAATTATTCTTAATACTTCATTATGATTTTGCATTAAATGAGCTTCCAAAAACTTTGCCCCACTCCCGTTCCGGTGAAAATTAGCATCCACCATTTCATGTACCCACAACGCATAATTAGCACTGAATCCAAACTTAATGACCGGTTTATGTTCCACCTTCATAGTGCTGGTAAACCAACTGTGTCTCAAATTCCCGGTATCCACCGGCACTTTTGGACTTTCGGTTTCCGTTTTACGATGGATAAAATCAACTGCTTTTATCATTCCATACATTGTACGTTTTTCAATCTTTTGAATTTCCCGGTTTAAATTTGCTTTCACTTCCGCAAACCCTCTCAGGCTCATTTGCTTTTGCTCTAATGTACGTGCCATATCTTTTTTATTGATTTTTGCGTTTCAAATAATACAACCTCACGAATTCCTTTGTACTTCGTATCATAGGAATTTTGTTTTTACTTAATATTGCCCGAGCACCTGATTTTGATTTTGGATCATTTAATTCATCGCTATCCAAATCATCCAGTGTCCCCAAAAACAAATAACCGTTTTCATCCAGATCTTCATTTGTCAAAATAAAGGAATCACTCACCACTTCACTACCATCTGAATCGTTCACAATTTGAATCTTGTCTTCCCACCGACATTTGATTTCAACCGGTTCATCAAACACAAATCCTCCACTCCCATCATTCTCCGGATTGCCCCAATACACCGCTGTTTGAACACTTATTTTCTTTATGAATTTTTCAATTCCCATGTTTTATTATATTAAATTCACTTTCAAATTTACCTTTTCCATTAATATTAAGTTAAATAATTTCACCCCCGTAACTATCTGATTTATACCAAAAAGCACGATCTGCAAAACACCTGTACGTTTATATTATGCAAACCCATTAATGCCTTAAATCAAATAAAAAATGGCTTTAAATCAAATCTTGCAAAATCCTTAATTACTCAATATTTCAATCAACTTTTTGCAATATTATATTTAATTAATATAATATTTTGCATCAATCAAAGCTGGTAATTGCTACCATTCGGGCAGGCAATTTTCCATCGCTCATCGCTTCCAAAGTACCACTTGTGTCCAATCCAATTGCCATCTGACCATATGAAGTTGAACGTAATCCTTCACCCCATTTACCCGTATATTTTATTTCAGCACCCCCAGCACCTTCCTTTTCAGCCATACGTTCACGGGTGCTGGCTATCATATGCGCCGCAATCCATCGTTCAATTTCAGCTAACAATGCTGTTGATAATCCCTCCCCTGATAGCACTCCAGTTACAAATGTATTTGCCCCCGTTATGTAACTTGTTAAAATGGGATCACTCAATTCCGTATCATCCAAAATATCTTTCAAAAGATCAATCGTTGTTCTTGCCATGATTTATTTCCTCCTGCTTTTTTCTAATAATGGTGATATGATTTTTGGTATATTCTCATTCCAATCCAACCCCAACCATTTTATGGTTTCCTGAATTTGTTGAAATTGTACCGGTGGATTATACACCGGCTCAGGTACCATGCGATCAGGCCAAACGATACGACAATTTAAACCGGCTTGTATCATTTCCACAAATCGCTTTTCATATTGATGTATCCACCATAACCATCCCGCACGTTCATCTTCCAATCCCAGCTGTTTCAGATTTTTTCCATTACGGAAAGTTTTCATGTACCCGGTTTTCATACAACTCTCAATTACATCCGCTGTACGTCTGCGAATGATTAACCACTTGGCATCCGGGAACGCAAAATTCCATACCGGCCAATGTTGAGTCAATATACTTCCCTTTACAAACCATGGTTCGTCATGCCATTCCTCATCACTTAAAATCCCCAACACTTCATCACGCCAATTTACCGGCATCGCTGTACCAGGAAATATAGTTTCATCCCGTTGTAATTGATGATGTAAGGAATGGATGCGTGAATTCTCAAACATTGTATTACATTCCCCACTCCAACATCCGCTTTCTTTTAAAATCCGGGCAATCAACGTGCTCCCGGAACGCTCTGCCCCTGTAACAAAAATCGGTTCATATGCTATTGGTGTTCTCATAACTTTTTAAATATTATCATACTTCCCAACAACTCATATTGATACATTTCATGATGGGTTTCCTGATATTCGGTTATTGCTTTTACAATGCCTGGATATTTTTCAGTGTAATCATGAAAAGCTATCACCCCTCCCCGATACACCAAATCCACCCAACCCAAATCCATCTTCAATTGCTCATAGGTATGTTGACCATCTATGAATAACAAACCTATTTTGGTATCAAATAATTCCTTTGGTTGTCGTTGTTTTAAAACTATTTCAGAACGTTCCCTCACCGGAATCACCCGGTCACGAATGCCTGATTTTTTTAGATTTTCCAAGAAAAAATCAAACCGTGATACCCGGCTCGCATGGGGATCCACCGCAAATACTTTTCCACCATTTTCCGCTATCTTCAAACCATGAGCAATGACCGCCGTGGATCGACCATAAAAACTTCCAATTTCCACCGCATTACCATCACATACCCTTGCCCAACGAAATAAAGCACGTATTTGATTATTTCCGATGCTATGGGCTGAAGGTATATGTTGAATATGATTAAAATTAAATTCCATTATATGCTCCTTCCTTTATATAATTTTCAATCCACTTTACATTCCGGGCAGCCTTCCGTGGCCGTGGGTTTCCATGAAAGCAAACCAAACGTTCATTACCCATTAACTGCCGGATTGCCCGGTTGGGGTTGGCTTTGTAACTTACAATTCCATCGGTAATATCCTGCCAATAATAATCCGGTTTAATCACCGATGCAATAAATGACTGATCACCACCGGATTTCCTCATATGTATTTCCGGAGCAGTAATCCAATTTGCCCAAACTGATCTCACCTTTTCATTATTATTTCCCGGTAACCACATAACACCAGAGGCAGGTTTTCTGACACGATAAAAGTCACGTAACAGTATTACACCAGCTTGGTACCGTTCTGCCGGGAGGATTGATGAAATTGGCCATAAGACAGCAGTATCCAAATCCAAGTAAAGGAATGGGCGC